GGGCTTGTGCTGACCTACTACAAAACCGGCAATATTCGCTCCGCAGAATTTAATGGCGATCCTATCAGCAACAGCGAGGGCAGGCGCATGAAAGAGGCTAAGACCTTTATCGATGTTAAGACCGGCAATGTCTACAGTGACAACAATGCGCTGAAGAATGCTGTTCAGGAGATGCTGGGATGAAATTTTTTTGCTACAAAATGTAGCAAGAAGGCAAATTTATTGTTGACTGTATGTAGCAACTATGCTATAATAACAGTATCAACGAGAGAGGAGCGTGAAGCATGACATATAACCTGCGTGAGATACGCAAACAGCGTGGAATGACACAAAGCGACCTGGCACGAGCTACTCAGATACATCGAGTAACCATAGCACGGTATGAATCGGGTCAGTGCGTGCCGTCAGTTGATAAGGCGTTGCGCCTTGCGAGTGCCTTGGGCGTATCACTGGATGCGCTAATTAATCGGGAGAGTGCCTAATGCAGCCATTAATGAGTGTGAGCGATGTGCAGGAGCGTTATGGATGCTGCGCAAAGACGGCAGCCAAAATCATCCGTAGTATTGACCACATAGAGCATCCGAAGCTGATGTGCTCGGTGCTTGCACTGGAAAAGCGCGAAGCGGCGCAGATGCACAACGTACATGTCAAGGCTGGCAAGGCTATCCCACGGCGGGCATAAAAAAGAGCCCCACCGTCTGGGGCAATCAGAGCGGGAGGCTGAGAAAAATGTACAGTCAGAGGATAGCACAAGCGCAGGCGCTTGTCAAGAGTCTGACATACCGAGGGAAACACCGCCGCCAGTGGGCGGACAGAGAATTGACCGACAATCAAAGGGCATGGGTCGGAATCATCACAGGGTTACTGCTTGCATGGGCAATTTTTGCGAGCATTGCCAAATAAAAATGGGAGGTTGAGAAAAATGTACGACAACTACGAGGAGCTGGTGGACCGTCAGGACAGGATCAAATCGGCCATGCGCTACCTGGATGATGCGCTGGAAGAAATCGAGAGCCTGGGGCTTGATGACGAGATTGATTTGATCAAGACGGCAAAGGATGCGATGGAAGCAAAGCTGCCGTCAATCGATGAGCAGATCTGCAAGGCTAACCGCGAGGAAGAGCGTGCTCAGGTGCGTGAGTACTTTGATGGGATCTTTGCGAGTGCGCGGCATACTGCAATTGGCAGCATGATTTGGGAGGTGTGATTATGTCTGAGATTACTTACAAGGATATTGCTCAGGTGAATGCTGAGCTGAATTTCACTGATGTTAAAGGCAAGATGTATGCAGAAGTGCCGCAGCGCGTTAAAGCGTTCCGCATGCTGTATCCTCGCGGGTACATCATTACCGATATGATTAGCAATGCTGACGGCGTGTGCGTATTTAAGGCGACCGCTGGCTACTACGGTGAGAACGGTGAAGCCTACACGCTTGGCACTGGCACTGCTTACGAGCGGGAGGGAAGCAGCTTCATCAACAAAACGAGCTACATCGAGAACTGCGAGACATCGGCTGTAGGGCGTGCGCTTGGCTTCATCGGCTTAGGAAGTGAGACAAGCATCGCAAGCGCTGAGGAAGTTGTCAACGCCATCAACAATCAGGGCGAAACAAAAAAGCCGAAGCAATACAAGTGCGATGATTCCGATCCTGCATTCCCTGTTTGCGAAGCGTGTGGCAGGCCGATCAAGGAGCTGGCGCTTGGGAAAAAGATCGTGCCGCCGGAGCAGGTGGCCGTGATGACCAAGGAAAAGTATGGGCTACCACTTTGCAATGAGTGCGCTGCCAAGGCTAAAGCAGCCAAGGCTAAAGCGCCGGCAGGTGCTGAGCAATGAGCGAGATCATCACGGACGGCGTGGTGATTGAAACGGCCAAGGGCGTATTCGTGCGAACGGTACGCCCAGCCGTGGACAATCTGGCGCAGCACGTGCGGGTGCTGTGGGTAGATAGCCGCGCACGATCAAATGACCAGATCCGCAAGGCGTGGGCGCTGATGGGTGAGATAGCCGAGTATCAAGGCCAAACAAGCGAGGCCGTGTACAAGGAGCAGAGCACAGAATTTACGCTCAGGCATCTTGAGGCGCTGCAAGGCAAGCTGTTCCACCTATCCAGCGCGACCATGAGCGAGGCACGGGCGTTCATCAATCTACTGATTGAGATCATCCTGGAGTACAACATCCCCACGAAAGAGCCGTTGTATGCGCTCTCTGATGACCTGGAGCGGTACACATACGCATGTTTGATGAATAAGCGGTGTGCTGTGTGCGGTGCCAAGCCCGATCTGCATCATGTGGATCATGTAGGCATGGGCTTTAACCGAAATGAGATATGCCACATCGGCATGCGGTGCCTGCCACTGTGCAGGAATCATCACATGGAAGTTCACAGCATTGGGCAAAAGGCATTTGATGATAAGTATCACTTGGTGCCTATAGAGATCAATAACGAGATTGCAAAAAAGTATCATTTGGGAGGGAAAAACAATGTCTGAATTAGAGAATAAAGAGCGTTTTACGGTGCAGGATGACGCGGCTGCAGAATGGTGCTTGCGCAAGATCCGCGAGGCCGAAAAGGACCGGCAGAAGTGGCATGAGCATTATGGCGAGCAGCTGAGGAAGATCGATGAGAGCACGGAAGAGACGATTGGTTATTTTACTGGCCTCTTGGCTGAGTATTTTGAGAAAGTTCCGCATAAAACCACTAAAACGCAGGAATCCTACGCATTGCCGTCTGCCAAGCTGGTCCGCAAGCAGCAACAGCCTCAGTTTGATCTCGATGATGAGAAAGTGATCATCTGGTTGTCAGACATTGGCCGTCAGGATCTGCTGAAAGCCAAGGTAAGTGTTGACTGGGCAAAGCTCAAAAAGCTGGTCACTATCACGCCTGATGGTCATGGCGTTATGACAGATGATGGCGAAATCATTGATGGTATCACTGTGACGATGCGTCCTGACGTATTCAAAGTAGAGATGGAGGGCTGACCATGAATAAGGTTTTTATAGTCGGTAATTTGACGAGAGATCCTGAGCTGCGCACTGTGCGTGATGGTATTGCTGTTTGTTCCTTTACGGTTGCGGTTAACCGCCGCAACCGTGGAGCTGAAGCTGGGCAGCCTGATGCTGATTATTTCCGTGTTACTGCATGGCGTGGGCTTGGCGAGAATTGCAACCGATACCTGGCAAAGGGGCGTAAGGTGGCTGTTACTGGCACAGTATCGGTCAGCACATACACGGCGAATGATGGCAGCACTCGTGCCTCGCTGGATGTCACTGCTGATGATGTCGAGTTCCTGAGCCCCAAGAGCGAGAGCGCTCCTGCCCCGGTGCAAGAGAGGCGTGATCCTGAAAGTGGCTTTGTGCAGGTCGATGATGACGAATTGCCATTCTAAGGAGGATGCAAGATGGCTGAGCGCAGGATGTTTGCAAAGACAATCATCGATTCTGATGCATTCCTGGATATGCCGCTGTCAACTCAGGCACTGTATTTTCACTTGAGCATGCGGGCTGATGATGATGGATTTATCAATAATCCGCGCAAGATTCAGCGCATGGTTGGATGTGCGGATGATGACCTCCGTGTGTTGATCGCAAAGAATTTCATCATTCCTTTTGAGTCAGGGATTGTGGTCATAAAGCACTGGCGTATTCACAATTATCTGAGGTCAGATCGGTATAAGGAAACGGTATATAAAGACGAGAAAGCACAGCTTGTCATCAAGGACAATGGTGCGTATACACAGGCCATTGCTGGTATACCAAGCGGTATACCAACTGGTATACCAAGTGCATACCAATGTGAAACCCAGGTTAGGATAGGTAAGGATAGTATAGGTAAGGATAGTATAGAGGACGAAATGCCGAAGCGCACGCGCTTCGTACCACCCACAGTGGAAGATGTTTCTGCATACTGTTCTGAGAAGCATCTAGTCGTTGATCCGCAGCGCTTTGTGGATTTCTACACGAGCAAAGGGTGGAAAGTCGGTTCGTCACCAATGAAAGACTGGAAAGCTGCGGCGAGGAATTGGGCCGCGCGTGATAGATCTCCACAGCAGCCAATTCGGCAGGTGACCGCACAGCAGTATACGCAGCGAGAATATACCGAGGCCGATCTAGAATCTCGTACGGCTGACTTGATAGCAGAGGCGGCAGGCTTATGAGTATGGTACCGACAGAGGCTCAGGAACAGATATGGCTGTTTAAATGGGCCGAGATTGCTTCAATGCGCTGGCCTGAATTGGAAACTATGTTCCATATACCTAACGGCGGCAAGCGTGGCGCGATTGAGGCCGCGAGATTCAAGGCACAGGGCGTGCGGGCGGGAGTACCTGATATATTCCTGCCTGCGCCCCGTGGGCGGTATCATGGGCTCTTTATCGAGCTCAAACGGCAAACAGGCGGCAGGGTGAGCGAAGCACAGAGGGAGATGATCCAGGCACTCAGGATGCGCGGGTATTGTGTAGAGGTGTGCAAGGGTTATCACGAGGCTGCTGATCTGATCGAGAAATATCTGCAGAATAGGGTGGAGTGATATGTGGTATGTATGTAAGCTCGCCTTTGAAAATGGCGAATGTGGAATAGAAGCTCGTACGTATGAGGGCATTAAGCAGGGCATGCGTGACGTGATCAGGGAGTGGCATGATGCCAAGGTGCTGGGGGTCGAGGTCAAAAAAATCGATCCCAACCGGATCAAACAGGGGCGCTGCGGTGAGTATGTAAGGAATTACAACAGTGAGGGGGTGCGGTGATGGACGTGAAAGAGCTAAAGAAAGCCGTGGAGTGCTGCATCAAAATGGATTGCGTACAGTGTCCGCTAGGCACTGTGATCGGTTGCGATCAAAAGCTGGCGGAAGAGGTTATGGCATATATCGATGGCCTTGAGGAACGTCTCTCCATCATGCAGGAGAGCATGGAAGCGTTGGAAAAGCGGAATGAGCCGATAAAGCCGACGCTGAACGAAAGCCACAGTTATGTATCAGATGCGTTCAAATGCGGTAAATGCGGGCACACCATTAGGTTTCATGCGAAATATTGTGAAGAGTGCGGACAGGCGGTGGCTTGGAATGACTGATAGGGAAAAAGCAATCGTAATGGCGTACACGGGTTATACAATGCTATCCGGTGACAAGCTGGGTATTTACTACAAGTATGTGCAGGAAAAGCTTGGCAGAAGCGTGATGACGCACGAGCTGGCCTATCAAGAGGTTCAGGGCGCGATCAAAGAGGCGGCAAAGGAAGACTTTATCGCGATTGCGAAAGCTGACAATGGCTGGGTCAGCGTTAAGGACAGACTGCCGAAGTCTTGCGGAAATTATCTTGTTCGCGTTGGGAAAGATGGTTTTAATCCGCATACGAAAACGGCATATTGGCTGGCTGGCAAAAAGGTGTGGAAAGGTGCAGAGGCATGCAGCATTATCACGGATGTTTCACACTGGATGCCACTGCCCGAACCGCCGAAAGGAGATAACAATGAACATGATGAGTGATTATAGAGTAATCAGCGACACTGCGTGTGATGCTGAACCTAAAGAGATGCCTACAATCGGTGCGCTGACAATTCAGACACTGGATATGCAAGCGGAAACGTTGGCGATGTTATGCAACATCGTAAGCGCGATGTGGGGAGATGATGATATAGCAGCTCCTGCTAAGCCAGACGAGAATTTGGTGGCAAGACTTGCGGCGATTCAGGTGAATCAGGGAATCATTCTGAATGCAGTGAAAGATATCGCGGACAAGATGTGAGGTGAGATGGATAGAGAAGGAGATAACATGTCTGTAGAGTTAAAAAGATGTCCAGTATGCAACCATAAATTATCACTGACTAAAGAGACATTTTCTGCCGGCATGGATGGCTCGTACCGAGATTGGGTGGTAGAATGTCCAAATTGCCGTCTATTGCGATTTGAAATTTCCGCCGATTGCTTTTATGGCAGAGAATACGCAAAAACACGAGATGAGGCTGTTGAGAAATTTAACTACTACATAAGTAAATTCGTATAACTAAGCCAGAACCGCCGAAAGGAGTAAGCGAATGAAATGTTGTAACTGCCCCATGTTCAAAAGTTGGAATAATGAATCCGACCGTGGAGAATCGTGCGGCCTGTTTGGGGATGGGTGGGATAACGATTTGCAGTATGAAGACGCAGCCGGATGCATTATTGGCTGTTACGTTGATCGGCATTATATCGAGAAAGCGGATAGACAGTATATGGAACACATAGAGCAGGAATCGGTGGCATATGAAGAATGGCTTGAACTTCTCGAACCACCAAAAGAGGTGAAGCTGGATGACTGACAGAGAGAAAGTAATCAAAGGGCTTGAATATCATTTAAAAGAGTTAACTGTTGGTAAAACGTGTTTTGAATGCCCGTATTGGGGAGACAACCCGTGTGAAATCAATTTGATTGCTAATGCTATTGCCCTGCTGAAAGACTCTGAACGAATCAAAGTGGTGCGGTGCAAAGATTGCAGATTTTTTGAGCCATCTAACGCCGAAGAGGGCGACAACAGTGGCTATTGCAGAAATGATTATGTACCATGTCAGAACCAGACGGTTGACGCATGGTGGTTCTGCGGAAGTGCGGAGAGGGTGAGCGAATGAGCGAGTGGATTAACGTTAAGGATGGAATGCCTGAGGAAAATATGGCTGTTATCGTTACATGGGTGAATCATGACCCTCCGTTTTATTACCACGATATGAAAGACACGCCACAAGTTGATACAGCTGTATTTTTCCGCGATAAATGGTACTGGTGGGATGCCACGATAGAAGATGTGCTTGGCGAATATGGCAGGGCAGATGGTAGAGAGATGGATTATGCTATAGAGGTCACGCACTGGCAATACATGCCCGAACCGCCGAAAGAGGTGAGCGAATGATAGGGATAAAAGGTATTACGGAAATTCCGAACGAGTGCCATGAATGTCCGTTTCAACTCAAGTTCAAAGATGACGAAGTGGATGAATGGTACAACCGCCGTTGCGTAATCAAAAGACAAACAATCGAGTATCCACGTCCGAAGTGGTGTCCGTTGGTTGACATAAAGAAGATGCTTAACGATGGAATAAATGATATCGAAGATGCCGATGGTGAGGTGAGCGAATGAGCAGATTAATCGATGCAGATGCACTGAAAGAAAGCATGGGAGAATGCCCGCTTAACTGGAACGATTCGCCTGAAGAGATTCAGGAAACATTCGACTGGAATAATTTTATACAGTTGATAGATGAAGCACCGACCATCGAATCCGAGCCAGTACGGCATGCACATTGGGTCGGATGGACGGCAACGCACTGGACAAAGAAGTATGACGATTACGGCGACCCGATATTCAAGGAGCACACATATTACCAGTGTTCAAAATGTCGAAGGAGAACGGTCATAAAGTCAGCTTACTGCCCTGCTTGTGGGTGCAAGATGGACGAGGTGAGCGGATGATATCCCAAGCTTTAATCATCCTCCTTATGCTCGATGCCGCATGGGTCGCATATGGGCTGGCAAGGAAGAAAAACATGTGGCGCTGGATCGTGCTGTATTGGGTGATCCTGACGGCAAAGAATTTGGCAGATTTGATGAGGTGGTAGAGGTGTTAGGGCAGTTATCATTTGATAGCAATGGCGTGATGCGGGATAAGGTGGAGCTGGCAATACAGAGGCTGAAAGCCTTTGAACCGCCTAATGGGTATTACGTAGCATTCAGCGGCGGTAAGGATAGCCAATGTATTTACCATCTGTGCAAGATGGCAGGAGTAAAGTTCGATGCGCATTACAACGTGACTTCGGTAGACCCGCCCGAATTGGTGCAGTTCATTAAGCGTAAGTATCCCGATGTGGCTATTGATGTTCCGCACGACAAAGACGGCAAACGAGTTTCAATGTGGTCTCTGATTGAAAAATACAGAATGCCACCAACTAGAAATATGCGGTATTGTTGCGCAAACATTAAAGAAATTAACGGCAGAGAAAGAATAGTGGTAACTGGTGTCAGATGGGCAGAAAGTAACAACAGAGCAGAATCGCATAGTGTTGTAGACATCAGAGGCAAACAAAAGACATTAAGAAATATCGCTGATTCATTAAATGTAAATTACAAGGCGAATAGGCACGGCGATTTAATCATGAATGACGATAATGATGAAGCACGGAGATTGGTTGAACAATGTTACAGAACGCAGAAGACAATGGTCAATCCGATTGTGGATTGGGACGATGATGATGTTTGGGAGTTTCTGAACGGAAACGGCATTGAGCATTGTTGCTTATATAACGAGGGATTCAAACGCCTTGGGTGTATCGGATGTCCGATGGGTACGGCAAAACAGCAGAGAAAACAATTCGCGAGATATCCCAAATACAAATACATGTATTTGAGGGCGTTTGGAAAGATGCTGAACGCACGGAAAGAGAAAGAAGAACCTACATCATGGAAAACGCCCGAAGAGGTCATGGCATGGTGGTTGCAGGAAGAACCTGAACTTGATGGGCAGATAGGTTTCGAGGTGACAGAATGATTATTTACTTCTGCGTTGGCTTATTTGTAGGCGTGTTAATCGGTATGTGTCTATCCGCACTAATAACAGATAATGACCGTTAACAGTGGCCATCCTGTGCGTTGGCGGTCAGCGTTAAACCGCCATATGGCAGCTGAAGGTGCATGAGCCTGATGCTGACTACATACCGCTATCTGCGATATGTCCACGAACTGGCTGCTGGAAAGACAGCTGACGACTGGAAAGACAGTTACAAACGTTACGCATGCCAAGCCGTAGTAGTAAAACAGTTACGATCAGGCGACTCTTCACATCAGGCATGCGTACAATTCCCCCAATCCCGCTGTGGCTGTCCCTGTGCGTGATAAAGACGCACGGAAGAACGCACGGCGGGTGCGGGGAGCAGAAAGGAACAATATGCTGAACGAAGTACCATGTGATCCAAAGTGCCCGAAAAGAACAGCGACATGTCATGCTGAATGTGAGAAATGGGCAGAGTATGTCATTAAGCGGGACAAGGAATACGAGAACCGGGAGGCTATTCGGCGCGGGATGTACACGCATGCGGATAGGATGCGCGTGAATGAGAAGATTAAATACATCCTGCATGAGGGTAAGGACGTGAAAACATGGTGATCTGGCAAAATATTACATTTTTGATATTGCTCGACCGTTGGAGGGGGTAGAAAATGGACGCGAGAGATATCGTGCTGCAGATCGATCAGGAGCGGATCAGGCAGCGCATTAGTCAGGCAGGAATTGCCGAGATGGCTGGCGCACCGGACACAGGGCAGCAATATGCGAGGATGTACCTGGCTATGGATGGCAAGCTGAGCACGGCGCTTAAGTATCTGCACGCGCTGGGATGGGATCTTGCACTTGTAAAGATGGAGGATGCTAATGGAAGACCTTGAAATTGTATATTTACCGGTAACGTCATTAAAGCCGTACGAGAAGAACGCAAGGCGGCATAGCCCGAATGATATAGAGGGCATTAAAACGAGTATTCAGAGAGTAGGCTTTCTAGATCCTATAGGAATATGGGGCAAAGAGAATGTGATCGTTGAGGGCCATGGCAGGCTCATAGCGGCGAAAGAGCTGGGGCTGGACATGGTGCCGTGTATACGCTTGGATCATCTGACGGATGAGCAGCGCAGGGATTACGCAATCAGGCACAACCGTACTCAGGAACTGAGCTCATGGGATTTCGACAAACTGAACGAGGAAATAGCTGCGCTGATGATTGCCGGTGCGGACATGAGTGACCTGAAATTTGCTGTTGAGAGCCTGGCGGAGAAAAACCCGGCGCAGGAGTTTGTGGATGCCGAGAAAAAGAAGATGCATGTATGTCCGAGATGCGGATATTCCTGGCAGAAAGGCGGCAATAAATGAACAAGCTGAAAATCGTTATGCTGGCGGTCAAGGATCTAACGCCTTACGAGAATAATACCCGAAAGCATACGCAGAAAGACATCGATCAGATCAAAGAAGCAATCAAGGCTGATGGTTTCAATGACCCGATAGGTGTATGGGGCGAGAAGAATATCATTGTCGAGGGTCATGGGCGCGCGCTGGCGTGCAAGCAGCTGGGCATCAAGATGGTGCCATGCATCAGGTTGGATGAGCTTACGGATGAGCAGCGGAAAGAGTATGCGATCCGGCACAATCGGTCCGCAGAGTTTTCGACCTGGGATTTTGATATCTTAGCCAAGGAAGTGGCAGACCTTGAAAACCTGGGCTTTGATATGAGTGGCCTTGATTTCAAGCTCGATAGCGAATACGTGGAGCCAGTGACGTATGATGGCAGCGGATCAATCGAATATGGAGAGGAAGAGTACAGCGATGACAAATTTGAATGTGAATGCCCGAATTGTGGGTTCAGGTTCAACGAATGAGCATAGATTTCCGTGGAAGTGGTATCTGAAAGACCTTGCCAATGTACCGAAGAACGGCAAAAAGGTGTTTTCCTGCTTTTCTTGCGGTGGTGGCAGTTCAATGGGTTACAAGCTGGCTGGCTATGATGTCATTGGCTGCTGTGAGATCGATGAGCGGATGCTGACCGTGTATCAGAAGAATCTGCATCCAAGGATGCCGTACCGGATGGATGTTCGTGATTTCGTGAATCAGGAGCTGCCTGAGGAACTGTATAACCTGGATGTGCTGGACGGGAGCCCTCCATGCTCGGTGTTTTCATTAGCTGGAGAGCGTGAGCGTGGATGGGACAGGGAGAAAGAATTCAGGGAGGGACAGGCGAAGCAAAAGCTGGATGATCTGTTTTTCCATTTTATCGCAATAGCAAAGAAGCTGCAGCCAAAGATCGTTATAGCTGAGAATGTGCGTGGACTCATTACCGGGAAAGCTAAAGGGTATGTGAACGAGATATTCAAGGCGTTTGATGATGCTGGATATGAAACGCAGCTGTTTTTGTTTAATTCGCTGTATATGGGTGTGCCGCAACGGCGTGAGAGAACTGTATTCCTGGCGCGGAGAAAGGACCTGAAACTGCCAAAGATAAAGCTGCAGTTTAATGAGCCGCAGATAAATTTTGGTGAGGTCAGGACCGAGTCAGGGAAAGAGATAAACAAGGAGTCCATAACGTATAAGCTGCTGCAGCTCAGGAAACCAACAGATACGGCGTTGTCTGATATCAATAAGCGCTGGAAAGGCAAAGAAACAGGATACACGGCGCGTATTATCAAGGATAACGAGGTCTGTTATACTCTGTGCGCAAGCAACGGGATGATCAGGGACTGCGATGAGTCGTATATGTCGGATGATGATTGCCGGAACGTGCAGACATTCCCCCAAGATTACGACTTTGGGAAAGAATCGCCTGCGTATATATGCGGCATGAGTGTGCCGCCTGTCATGATGGCACAGATAGCTGCGGAGGTGTATAAACAATGGCTCAAATGACACGAGCGCAGATGCTGGAAAAGATGGAGCGGATCAGAGAGGAAATCAAGACAGCCGGACCGATACACAAGCGGGATCTGCAGAAACATCTGAAACGGATGCGAGGGCAGATAGCGCAGTACGATCTTTATCAGAGGATGGCAAGAGGTGAGAAAGGTGCCTGAGAAGATCGTGAAGCGCGATGCGAAAGGGCGCTTTGTTTCACCGCGCAATGGACAGCCAGTTCCAGACAGTGAAGCGGCTCGGGCAACGAGGTTTGCAACGGGCGATGAACGGGCGGTAGAAGCCGGGAAAAAGAGTGGTGTAGTACGCAAAGAAAGAGGCGATCTGAGGCGGCTCTGCAAGATGTGGCTGGAAGAGGATGTGGCTACCGGAGATAATGGGGAGCGCATTACTGGCGGTGAAATGATGGTTCGTGTGGCTGTGCGTGAGCTATTCAATGGCAATCCTCGTTTTTGGGAGCTGATGCGTGATACTGCTGGTTATAAGCCTGTGGATAAGGTCATGGTGAGCGAGGTCGAGCCGGCGGTGATCGCCGAGGTTGAGGAAATTGTCAAGGAGTCGGCGGGATGACCAGGCGCGAGGCGGTGCAGTTCCTGGTGCAGCATCCAGAGAAGTACGGGCAGATGGTTGGCTTTACGAAGCTGACCGAGATGCACAGGGGCTGGATGCGAGAGATGATATCAGGTACTGGCGATATGACCTTGCAGGGACATCGTGGCAGCTATAAAACAACGTGTCTGAGCATAGTACTGGCTATCCTGATGATTATTTACCCGAATAAGCGCATCTTGTTTGCCAGAAAAACGGATGATGATGTTAAGGAGATCATTAATCAGACCAGGAAGATCCTGACGAATCAGAGGACTGTATACCTGGTATCTGTCATTTATGGCGTAACAATCAAGCTGACAACGGATAACGCCATGGAGATCAACACGAATCTGACGACCGACACAAGAGGTACGAGCCAGCTGGTTGGGATGGGTATTGGCGGCAGCATCACTGGTAAGCATTTCGAGTATATTTTCACCGATGACATTGTGAACCTCAAGGACCGCAAGAGCAAGGCAGAGCGCGAGAAAACAAAGCTGGTATATCAGGAGCTGGTTAATATCGTTAACCGTCCTGATGGCAGGATGATCAATACCGGCACGCCGTGGCATAAGGAAGATGCGTTTTGCTTGATGCCCGAGCCTGAGAAATGGGATTGCTACCACACAGGACTGATGACTCAGGAGGAAATCGAGGAAAAGCGGCAGAAGATGGCGCCGTCATTATTCGCTGCGAACTATGAACTGGTGCATATAGCTGCCGAAGATGCGTTGTTTTCTGATCCTCCTACATACTTCTCAGATCCTGAATTATTAAGGGATGGAGTGGCGCACATTGATGCTGCGTATGATGGTGAGGATTACACTGCATTTACTTGCGGCAAGCGTGTAGGCGAGAAAATATACATGTATGGCAAGATGTGGAGAAAGCACGTTGATACTGTAATGGGTTTCTGCATATCCGAGGCGCAGCGGCTGATGTGCGCGCCGATTATGTGCGAAAAAAACGCTGATAAGGGCTATCTTGGGAGGGAAATCACGCGCTCTGGCTATCCTGCGAGCGTGTATACCGAGAAAGAGAACAAGTATGTCAAGATCAGCACGTTTTTACGTAAATGGTGGAAAGACATCGTGTGGCTGGATGGCACAGATCCTGAGTATATCAATCAGATACTCAGTTATACAGAGGACGCTGAGCACGATGACGCGCCAGACAGCGCCGCGGTGCTTTGCAGATATTTCGACCGGCGTGGCACAGGGGGGCCATACCAGAGTCTCTATGGAGGGATCATATGAAAACATGGCAGGATTATCTTGCTGCCACCGATAAGGTGGAATTTATCAAAAGCGCTATTAATGATTACCGCTCTAGTGATGAATATATGATTGCGCTTGATGCAGATCAGTATGAGCGGCAGCGCAATACGACCATTACCAACCTGATGCGCTGGATCTATACGGCGACAGGGCGCAGAATCGTGGATACCACGGCGAGTAACAACCGGATCGCCAGTAACTTTTTCCACAGGCTGAACACCGCCAGGTGCACATACAGCCTGGGCAATGGTATCAGCTTTGCTGGCAAGGATGCGAACACGAGCGATGATGCGACCAAGAAGAAGCTTGGCGATAAGTTCGATACGGTGCTGTATAATGCGGCGTTCGATGCGCTGGAGCATGCGGTGACATATCTGTTCTGGAATGTGGACAAGGTGCATGAGTTTAAAGCGACTGAGTTTTGTCCGCTGATGGACGAGGAAACAGGTGCGCTCAAAGCTGGTATACGCTTTTGGTCACTGGACTGGGAAAAGAAGCCTGTCACGGCTGTGCTGTACATGGAGGAGGGTTATATCAAGTACCGCACAAAGCCTGGCTCCAGGGGGCTGGATTTGGCAGAATTTGAGCCGTTAAAGCCGTATCGGTACACAGTGGCGCGTTCCGAGGCTGATGGTGAGGTTATTGTTGGCGAGAGTAATTACAGCGCTCTGCCGATAGTGCCTCTGTATGGCAGCAAGCATAAGCAGAGCACCCTGATCGGGCTGAAGCAGGCAATTGATGCATACGACCTGATTAACAGCGGTTTTGCCAATGATCTGCAGGATTGTGCAGAGATCTACTGGATAATCAGCGATGCAATGGGTACGCAGCCAACGGACATCCAAAAGTTTAGGGAGCAAATCAAGTTTTTCCACGTGGCAGCTATCGACAGCGAGACACCTGCGCAGCCTTACACGCAGCAGATCCCGACTGAGGCGCGCACTAAGTTCCTTGAGGAAATCCAGGCGCAGATGTACCGGGATTTTGCGGTGCTGGATGTGCATACCGTTGCCGCTGGCGCAACTAATGACCATATTGATGCCGCATATCAGCCGATGGACGAGGAGGCCGATGATTTTGAGTATCAGATCATCGAGGCGGTGCAGCAGCTGCTTGCGCTGCAGGGCATTACCGGAGCCGTTCCGCAGTTCAAGCGCAATCGGATCAGCAACCAGTATGAGCTGACACAGATGATTATGATGGCAGCGCAGTACATGGACGAGGAGACGGTGCTCAATAAGCTGCCTTTCGTGACCGTGGACGAGGTCAAGAAGATCCTGGATGCAAAGGATGCAGAGAGCGATAACAGGCTGGAAATCACTGACAGAAAGCCAACAGATGAGGACGAGGAAGAGGACGAGCAGGAGGGCTAACAAATGGCCGATATGGAGAAGCGGCTGGAGAGCATATATAAGCAGGCAGCCCGTGATATCGGCAGGAAGCTGAAAGACTTTGAGCGGCGGCACAAGGTCAAGGATAAGCAGATGCGTGAGGATCTCGCCGCTGGGAGAATATCCCCGGCGCAGTACAAGAATTGGCTGGCTGGTCAGGTGTTCATTGGCAAGCAATGGCGGGACAAGCAGGAGAGCATTGCCAACACTTTGCTGCATACAAATCAGATCGCCAATGATATAATAGAGGGCGAGAAACGTGCTGTGTTTGGCAAAGCGGCAATGCATCAATCATATGAGCTTGAGCGGGATCTCAATATTGAGACCAGTTTCAGTGTGTATGACAGTGCCACTGTGACCAGGCTGATAAAAGAGCAGCCGGAGCTGCTGCCGAGGCGTGTGGTTAATGGCAAGAAAGACAAGGCGTGGAACCGCACCAAGATCGCCACGGCTGTCACACAAGGCATCATCCAGGGCGAGAGCATACCGGAGATCGCCAAGCGGATAGCCGAAAAGACAGCCTCACAGGACATGACTGCAATGGTGCGGTATGCGCGGACGGCTATGACCAGTGCGCAGAATGCCGGCAGGATCGGCGTGATGGAGCGAGCCAAGGACATGGGTATCAACGTCCAAAAGAAATGGCTGGCAACGCTGGACATGAGAACACGTGATTCGCATGCGAAGCTTGATGGCCAGATCAGGGATGTAGATGAGCCGTTTGATAGCGAGTTGGGAAAAATCATGTTTCCTGGTGATCCTGCGGCACATCCGGCTGATGTGTACAATTGTAGGTGCACGCTGGTGTACGTGTATCCTGAGTATACGCAGGGCCGTGTTACGAGGCGTGACAATACGGACAGCAGCATTGTCGGTAACATGACATACATGGAATGGCTGCAGATGAAGAATGGTGGCGCCGCACATGTGCCGCAGCCTGTGCCGGTAAAGCAGCCTGAATCTGAGAAGAAGCCTGCGAAGACGCGTATCGATGAAATGAAACAGACGATCAGCGAGCATCAGGGTGAGTGGACGCTGGAGGATCTGCAGGATGTTGGGAAGAAGTTTGCTGCCGAGGTTGAAGAGCGTAAAGAAAAGTACATGGAAACTGTAAAAGCCCAAATTGATGCGTATAATGAAGAAGTTAAGAAGCTTAAAGCCAGGCACAAAGAGCTTGACAATGAAGCAGATGCGCTTTTGAAAAAGATGCAAAACCATGAGTTCTCTAATGAGGAGCGTGCAGCAATCTTTGCTGAAGTAACCAAGAGATGGAAAGAGCAGGGCAAAATCAATGGTGAGATTATTGAAATACAGCGGAAAATCGCTAGAGAAAGCGATCCAAGAGGCGCTGTATTCAAAGATGTGCTGAAAGAATTGCGTACATGTGGCGGCATAACAAGCGAAAATGTTGACCAATATGCTGATTTCACGAAGTACAAGACTAATAAAAAAGCAACCAGAGAGGCAGCCATTAATGCGTTCAATGTTTATCCAACAGCGTGGCTTGATAAGAGTGCGGAACACCCAACAACATTGAAACCGCATTGGACAAATGGACGAGCGTATTATTCGCCGTATGATGGAGAAATCAGGTTCAGAGACAGCCAAAGCACGTGCGTGCATGAAATGGGGCATCGTTTTGAGCGGGTAGTGCCTGGAATAATCAAGTCAGAGCGTGAATTCTATGCGAAGCGTACAGCTGGAGAAGAATTGAAATGGCTGGGTGATCCATATGACAGAACCGAAGTAGCTCGAAGAGATCAGTTTATAGATCCGTATATGGGTAAATGGTATGGCGGCACGGCGTTTGAGCTGGTATCGATGGGATTCCAATACGCATTCACCGATTATGAGAAGCTGTCACGAGATCCCGACATGCAGACGTGGATATTTGGCATCCTGGCAGCGATTCCGTAAGGAGGGTAATTATGGCGAAGATAGTGGCAGATGGTGAGACATGGTTTTTTGGCAAGCAGCATATTGAAGTAATTGGGGCTGGAAAAGCGGAAAAGATCCGTTGCAAGGATGAGGCGTTTAAAGAGTTTGCTCAGCATTGGATATCAGAGGGACTTGGCAACATAGCAAACGGCTATTATCCTGAGTCAGGGACTATGCTGCAGGCGTTTGCTGCGTTGACCAATCTGTTTGTCAATTATGATGATGTCAAGGTTGAGGGCGATATTGGCACGATTGAGCAGAGCGGCGGCAAAGATGTTATTTACTAAAGGCTGGTGATAAGATGTCGTTTACATTTAAGAGCAATGCCAATTATTACAGTGATCAGGTGCAGAGCGCTGTCGATAGAGCGCTGGAGATCATCGGCGGAAAGGCAGAATCATACGCCAAAATGCTGTGCCCTGTTGATACCGGCAATCTGAGGAACAGCATCACGCATGAGCAGGAGAACGAGACTACCGAGGTTATTGGTACGAGTGTGGAATATGCGCCTTATGTCGAGCTGGGGACCGTTAAAATGGCAGCGAGGCCGTACCTGAGACCTGCAGCGGAGGGGCATGTTCCAGAATACCGGCAAGTGATTATAAGCGAATTGAACAAAGTAACGACCTGAAATCAATCAATAAACGCTCACCGAGATGGTGGGCGTTATTTTTTACGTTTTTGAGGGTGAAATTTTACGCTTTTGATAGTGCGCAGTGCTGGCGATGGCATCAGAATGTTATTAGCACGAAGAACTGTGCAAAAATACAGCGCGAAGTACAGCGCCCGAAGCAATGGAGGTATCATATGGCATTTACGCGGACACTTTTGAAGAGCCTTGGCCTGTCTGAGGAACAGGTGCAATCGGTCATCGATGCACATCTTGAAGTCGTCAACCCGCTCAAGGAAGAGCGTGACCACCTGAAAGCCGATTCTGAGCGGCTGGAGGCTGTCACTAAGCAGCGTGACGAGCTTAAGGCGGTCGTGGATAAGGGCGATTATGAAGCAGAACATAAGGCGTTTGAGGAATTCAAAGCCAAAACTGCGCACGAAAAGGAGCAGGCTAATATCAAGGCAGCGTACCGCAAACTGCTGTCTGATGCCAAGATCAGCGAAAAGCGGCTGGATGCGATCATCAAGGTTACCGATTTTGACGGCATGAGCCTCGATAAAGATGGGAATCTTAAGGACGCTGACAAGCTGTCTGATGCGATCAAAAAAGATTGGGGCGAATTTATCACGCAGACGCAGGAGCGTGGCGTGAAAGTGGAAACGCCTCCCGAGCAGAGCAATAAGCCTACTCGTACCAAAGATGAAATCATGGCGATCAAGGACACTGCTGCACGTCAGCAGGCGATTGCCGAAAATCATCAACTATTTGGATTTTAATTGAGAAAGGAGCATTCACATGCCTGCAACTAATGTTGAAACATTGTCTAATCCTCGTGATTCCCTGCCGAACGTTTATACTAACGTAACGGCTCGGGAGATTGATTTCGTTACCCGCTTTGGCCAGAACTGGGATGCACTGCGCAATATCATCGGCATTATGCGCCCGATCCGCAAGACTCCCGGCACTCAGCTGATCTCTTATACCGCTGATGTGGCACTTGAGAGCGGCAATGTTGGCGCTGGCCGTGTTATTCCCTACAGCAAGGCCACCATTGTGCAGGCTGCCAAGGCTGATCTGACCATCGAAAAGTACGCCAAGGCGGTACCCATCGAGGATGTAAATCAGTACGGCGCAGCCATCGCTATTGAGAAGAGCGATGACGCTTTCTTGACTAGGCTGCAGAACAATGTGCTGGGTAGGTTCTACACCTTCCTCAACACTGGCTCTCTGATTGGCAGCGCCACCACATGGCAGGCTGCTCTTGCAAAGGCTCAGGGACTTGTGCTGAACAAGTTTGCTACCATCCAAAAGGATGTTACCGCTGTTGTCGGCTTCGCCAATATCCTGGATGCGTATGACTATCTGGGCGCCGCAGACATTACTGTACAGACCCAGTTTGGTTTGAGCTACATCAAGGACTTCATGGGTTATCAGACCCTGTTCTTGCTGCCTGCTGCACAGATCGCTCGCGGTACGGTACTGGCTACGCCTGTCGAGAATATCGATCTTTACTACATTGATCCAGGCGACAGCGAGTTTGCTCGTCTCGGTCTGAACTACACCGTGCAGGGCGAAACCAACCTGATCGGTTTCCACGCTCAGGGCAACTACAACACCGCTGTTGGCGAGAGCTTCGCGCTGATGGGCATGGCGCTGTGGGCTGAGTATCTGGACGGCATCGCTGTGGTTTATATTGGTACAGCCACCAAAGTGACTAATGCCGAGACGATCACTGCCGATTCTGTGGATACCAAGCTGTACAAGACCGCTCATACTCCGGTCATCAGTGTGCAGGATCTCAAGGACGGGAGCACTGCTCTTGTTGAGGGCACGGACTTTACCGTTGAAAAGAACGGCGTACGGTTGAAGAACACTCCTGCTGGGACTGTGACCATTAAGTACACCTACGTGGCTCAGTCCTGATAATAAAGGCGAATAAGGAGAGAGAGCATGCTTGAGGATGTAATTAATTACTTGCATAACCCATTTACTCAGGACGAGTATGGTCAGTTCTTCCATATGGAGAGCGGCAAGTTTACGATCACTGATGAAAACATGCTCTCTCTGCCTTTTCTCAAGGACGGCCAGCGCTTTGTGATTCACGGCTCGATGCTCAACGATGGTGTATACACCTATCATGAGTCAGGGATCATGAACGATGATGATGATGATTGGGCGGGGCTGCGCGCCGAGGAATTTTACGGCGTTATTTACGCTATGGCAGTGCCACCGGCTGTTATAGCGATCAGCGCAGAGATAAAAGAATGGGCGGCAAAATATGGCACCATCGTCAACAGCCCATATCAGAGCGAGAGTTTTGGCGGATATAGCTACACCAAGGCTAACGGCACAGGCTCAGGAGCTGGAGGGGCTGTCAGCTGGCAGGATGTATTTGGCAGGCGGCTGAAAACGTGGAGGAAACCATGCTGATAGATGCGTACATGACGAAATGCGTAATCATGGATAGGGTCAGCACCTCGGACGGCATCGGCGGTGTGATTTACACCTGGGTAGATGGTGCTGAGTTTATGGCTGCAATAGTCAAGGATAACACCATGCAGGCAAGGCTCGCCGAGAAAGAGGGCGTAACTGAGCTGTATACGGTGACGGTGGATAAAGGCATGGCGCTGCAGGTCAATGATGTTTTTAAGCGTAAAGAAGATGGCGCGATATTCAGGGTAAAAAGCAATATTGTGGACAGCAAAACGCCGAATGTGGCTAGTTTCCAGTTTGGTCAGGTCAATGCCGAGAGGCTGGTGGCGCTTATATGATAAGCACAGCACAGGCGATTTACGGCTTTCTGAGCGGCTTTGAGATCCCTGCTTACAATGAGCAGCTGGTACCAGATGATGCTGTTCTGCCGTATCTCACGTATCCCCTGACTGAACCGGAATGGGATACACCGGCAACGTTTCATGTAAATGTGTATTACCGAGACCGTGCCAGTAACCTGGCAGCCATGCAAAAGGCCGATGAGATCGTGAGAGCGATCGGAACCGGCATCAGGATACAATGCGAGGGCGGGTATGTGGCGCTTTACCCCCAAACACCTCTTATTCAAGCGCTGCCTACTGAGGATGATGTGCGCGCTGCGTATATCAACCTACAAATCAATGCTTACCATATGCCCGGCATCTGATCGGGCTGAAAGGAGAAAATAATGCCTGCAGGAATGACTACTCCGCTGCGCGCCAACACGTTTAAGAAATTGATTCTGAACGCTGGCGCGTTGCTATATGACTTTGACCCCAGTACCTATGTGACCGTGGCAACGCTAAAGACGGCGCTTGCTACAGCACTGGCTGACACGACCAAAACGCTCGGCGCGACTCGTGGCGGTGGTACATTCACCATTGCCCGTGAGATGCGACAGGTAGAAGCGGATGGCATCCGCTACCGTTTCGTAGGCGATACCTTTGTTGATAGCTCTGACGCGTATCTAAGCGCTACGCTGCTTGAGCTTGGCGATGTGAATGTTCTTAAGGCCGCGCTCGGCACTGCGACCGCTACGACCACGAGCGACAAAACGCTGGTCAAGATGCGTACTCGCATTGCAGATAGCGACTACCTTGAGAATGTTTGCTGGGTTGGCGACCTCGCAGATGGTGGAATGGTAGTAATTCATCTGCTGAATGCAATCAATACGTCTGACCTGACCATCACGTTCACCGACAAGGGAGAAGCCACTCTGCCTGTCGAGTTTCATGCGTACCAGTCCAGTGTTGAGGACTACGACTACGCGCCGTTCGAAATTATCTTTCTCGCTCCTGCGGCTTAATGCAGGACTAAGCACAGGGCGCTTTAGCGCCCTTTTTCACTAAAAGGGGGATTATCACATGAAATTAAGCGAAATGACAACTGATCAGGCTGCGGATGCGCTGGTGAGGCTGGTAGAGCCGGCTGCTGAGATCGTCAATGATGAAAAGGTGTTCAAGGTCATCCAGGGTGCAGGCAAGATAGCAAAAGCGACATGGCAGGTACAGCTGGCGTATATTCTGCGTGAGGTAGCGCCTGTGTTGCTCAAGGATCACCGCAATGCGCTGTATGAGGTACTGTCGATCATGACCGGCAAGGAAGTGACAGCAATCTCCAAACAGCCGATCACGGCAACGATTGAGGATATCCGCAACAGCGTGGATGCAGAGCTGCTCCGTTTTTTTACACCCTCCGAGGAACAAGCGAAGAGCGGCGCGACCGAATAATTACATGCATACTGCAGTACGGCTGGCACGGTATCAGGGCGCTTGTTGCTCAGATCAATGAGCAGGATAGGCAATGGATCTGGCGCGAGTACATGGCTGTAGTGGCATATTCCATAGGCAAAATAACGGCTGGGATGACAGGGAACGAATATTCGATCCCGACATATCACGACCTGACGAGCGAAAAGCCTCCTGAGGATGAGCGCAGCGGTCAGGAAATAGTGTGTGATTTGATCGCCCGGCTGGGAAAGGGGGCAATAAATGGCTCTGAATCTATTTGAGCTCGCGGCGAAAATCACGCTGGATAAAAGTGACTTTGATAAAGGTCTGCGCGGCGGCGAGACATCCATGCAGCGATTTGGCGCTAATGTCAACAAGGTATTCAAGGGCGCAACAGTGGCCATTACAACAGCGGCTTCTGTTGGCGGTGCGGCTTTTGTAAAGCTGACAAAGAACGCGTTTAAGGCGGCTGCGAGCTATGAGCAATTACTGGGCGGCGTGGAAACGCTGTTCAAGGAAAGCTCACATAAGGTCGAGCAGTATGCTGCAGTGGCATATCGGACGGCTGGCATGTCTGCCAATGAGTACATGGATACCGTCACGAGCTTTAGCGCATCGCTCTTGCAGTCGCTTGGCGGTGATACGTCAAAGGCTGCTGATGTCGCTGACATGGCTATTCAGGACATGTCAGATAACGCCAATAAGATGGGCACAAACATGGAGTCCATCGAGGCGGCATATCAGGGCTTTGCAAAACAAAACTATACTTTACTCGATAACCTTAAGCTAGGCTATGGCGGTACGAAAACCGAAATGGAGCGGCTTTTGGCTGATGCGAGTAAGCTGACCGGCAAAAAGTACAATCTTAATAACCTGGCTGATGTGTATGAAGCTATCCACGCCATACAGAAGGAGATGGGCATCACAGGCGCTACGGCTGATGAGGCATCAAGGACTATCGAGGGCAGTTGGAAAGCCGTTTCTGCAGCGTTTCAGAACTTTCTGAGCGGCAACGGCGGTGCCGAGGGTGGCTATCAGGCATTGGTTTCCACGCTGGATACTGCGCTGAATCTGAGTGTTGATCGTCTCAGCCGTATCGTGCCGAGGCTTGCACAGCAGGGCGGCGAGATATTCAAGAAGCTGGGCGATAAGATTCCTGCATTGATGGAAGTCTTGATGCCTGCCATTGAAACGGGCATGGGTGCGCTCCTTGAGGGTCTGGGAGATGTTCTGCCGTATTTGATAACATCGGCGGCTAATCTGTTGCCATCGCTGGTCAAGGGCATGACTAAGTTGATTACCAACCTGGCGGCAAAGATGCCGCAGATCCTGGGCAGCATCTGGACGGCCATAAAAGGTGTGTTTGCCAAGCTAGGCGAGAGCGACAACCCTGTGCTAAAAGCCATTGCTGGTGTGTTTACGGCCATATCTAATACTGTATCGACTATTACCGATAAAGAGAGCGCACTGGGGCAGGTATTCGAAACCCTCAAGAGCAAAATGTCCGGTATTGTGACCTCTGCGCTGGAAACCATCCAGAGCGTGCTGCAGTGGATCGCTGACCCTGCTAATGCTGATAAAGTAAAGGCGGCTGTTGAGGTCATGGTAGCAGCGTTTGCAACGTTTGAGATTGTAAAAATCGCCTCAAATATCAACCCGATAGGACTGGCAATATCTGCCATAGCGGCGGCTGTGCTGCTGATCATCGAGAACTGGGATACGCTGAAAGCCAATTTCGAAGCTGGCAAGCAAAAGGTTATCGATATCTGGAACGACATCAAGACTGCTGTAACTGATGCATGGACGGCTGTATCCAATTGGGTTGATGCCAATGTTCTGCAGACCATACAGACTGCGTGGAGCGGTGTTACTGAGTTCTTTACTGAGCTTTGGACAACTGTGTCAACAGGAGTAAGCGATGCATGGAATGAGGTAACGGGCACGGTTGATACGGTTATAGCCACTGTGAAATTGTCGTGGCTTGG